ATGGCCGAGGCTCACTTCTGGGCGATCGACAAACCCATGCACGGCAGCCTGGTGCGCGACATCGTCGAAGGCATCAACGCCAAGTTCCGCGAGCTCAAGCGCAACGGCTACATCATCGATGGCGAGTGCTGGTTCGATCCGGCCGCCAACGACAAGGACACCCTCAAGGCCGGCAAGCTGTATCTGGACTATGACTACACGCCCGTCCCGCCGCTCGAGAACCTCATGCTCCGCCAGCGCATCACCGACCGCTACCTGGTCGACTTCGCTGCCAGCGTGACCTCCGCCTAATCCCAATTGATCCGCGCTGCTCCGGCCGCGCCGTAGGAGAGCCCAGCCATGGCCCTGCCCAAGAAACTCAAGCACATGAACCTGTTCAACGATGGCGGCAGCTACGTTGGGCAGTGCAAGTCCGTCACCCTGCCAACCCTAGGCCGCAAGCTGGAGAGCTTCCGCGGCGCCGGCATGGACGGCCCGGTCAAGGTCGACCTCGGCCACAGCGACGACGGCATCCAGATCGAATGGGCCCTCGGCGGCTGGGACCTGACCGTGCTGCGCCAGTTCGGCGCCGTGCAGGCTGACGGCGTGATGCTGCGCTGGGCCGGCTCCGTGCAGCAGGACGACACCGGCGCGGTCACTGCCGTCGAAGTGGTTGCCCGCGGCCGGCATGAAGAGATCGACTTCGGCGATGCCGAGTCCGGCGAAGACACCGAGCACTCCATCACCACCGCCTGCAGCTATTACAAGCTCAGCGTGGACGGCAACGTAGAGATCGAGATCGACCTGCTCAACTTCGTCTTCATGGTCAACGGCGTCGACATGCTCGCCGAACACCGCAAGGCCATCGGCCTGTAATCCCGGCGCCGGCCTCCGCGCCGGCGCTCCTTTCTCAATCCAAGGAGCAACCCCATGAGCAAGCCAGAAATCACTGAAGGGACCGAAGCCACCGCTGAGGTTCCCGAGAATCCCAACGAAAAAATCGTCGAGCTGGACGGCCCGATCGTGCGCGGCAGCCAGACCATCACCAGCATCACCCTACGCAAGCCCATGGCCGGCGAGTTGCGCGGTGTGTCGCTGGTTGACCTGATGCAGATGGAAGTCCTCGCACTGCGCAAAGTGCTACCGCGCATCACCACGCCGACCCTGGCAGACGTTGAGATTGGCCGTATGGACCCAGCCGACTTGCTGCAGTGCGGCGTGGCGGTTGCTGGTTTTTTGCTACAGAAGTCGGCGAGGGAGGCCTCCCTCGACGCGTAGAAGACGCCATGGCGGACATCGCCAGCGTATTCCACTGGAGCCCGGCGGAAATGGCACCGCTGGGCCTCGCTGAATTAATGGACTGGCGCGAGCGCGCCCGCAAGCGTGTAGAGGCGAAGCATGGCGCGTGATTTAAAGCTGGAAGTTGAACTGGGCCTGATCGACAAGGCCCTCGGCCCGATCAAAGCGATCACGCAAGGCAGTGGCAAACTGGCCAAGCAGCTCAAGGCCAGCCGCGACCAGATGAAGGAGATGAACCAGCAGCAGCGCGACATCGCCGCCTTCCGCACCGCCAACATCGAGATCGCCAAGCAAACACGCGCCATGCGTGACCTGCAAACCAAGATGCGTGGGCACACCGAGGCGCTCGAACAGCAGCGCACCGCGCACGTCAACCTCAAAGGCAACCTTAAGGCCGCGCAAACCCAGTACAACAAGCTTTCCAAGGCCCTGATCGAGGGCAAGGGCACCACAGCAGAGTTTCATCGCGAGCTGGAAAAGGCCCAGATCAAGCTGCAGTCATCGCAGCAGGCGTTCACCCGCTCAACCTCAGCCATCAAGAAGTACCAGGACCGTGTTCGTGGTGCAGACAGCCAGCTCGACCAGCTGAAGCGACAGCAGGAGGCCAGCAAGACCTCGCTCGGGTCGCTGAAAACCAAGCTGGAACAGGCCGGCATCAGCACCGAAGGGCTGGGCAAGAAGGCAAGATCCCTGCGCACCGACCAGGCGCGACTGAATGACGTGCTCGAGCAGCAAAAGACCAAGCTCGCCGCCGTCACACGGCAGCAAGACCAGCTTGCAAAGGCGCGCAACGCCTACGGTAAATCGCAGCAGCTAGCCGGCAGCATGGCCGCGTCCGGAGCAGGTGGCATGGCGACGGGATATGCGTTGAGCCGCCCGGTTGCGGCAGCCGTCAGCGCCTTCGCCCCTGCCGAGAACGCTAAAACCCAGCTGAAGGTCTCGATGATGGGTGCCGACGGCAGCGTGTCTGAGGACTTCCAGAAGATCACCGACCTAGCCACCCAGCTGGGCGATCGCCTGCCGGGCACCACGGCTGACTTCCAGAACATGATGACCATGCTCAAGCGGCAGGGCCTAAGTGCTGCGTCGATCCTCGGCGGTACCGGCGAGGCAGCGGCGTATCTCGCCGTGCAACTAGAGATGCCGGTGGTCGAGGCCGCCGAGTTCGCCGCCAAGATGCAGGACGCCACTCGCGCCAGCGAGAAGGAAATGATGGGCCTGATGGACGCCATCCAGCGCACCTTCTACCTGGGCGTGGACAGCGGCAACATGCTCCAGGGCTTCAGCAAGCTCTCGCCGGTGATGAGCGTTGTGAAGCAGGAGGGCCTCGCTTTCACTGACATGATGACGCCGCTCCTGGTCATGATGGATCAGACCGGCATGGCCGGAGAGTCCGCTGGCAACGCGTTGCGCAAGGTCTTCCAGGCAGGCCTGGACATGAAGAAAGTTGACAAGGCGAACGCCTCGCTGGAAAAGCTGGGCGTGAGTCTGGACTTCACCGATGGCAAGGGCGAGTTCGGCGGCATGCAGGCGTTGTTCAAGCAGCTCGACAAGCTCAAGGGGCTCAACAGCGTCCAGCGCACGGGTGTGATGAAGCTGCTGTTCGGTGATGACGCCGAAACCCTGCAGGTGGTCAACACCATGATGAGCAAGGGTATCGACGGCTACCGGCAGGTCGCCGACAGGGTGAAGGCCCAGGCCGACCTGCAAAAGCGCGTCAACGAGCAGCTCGGCACCCTTACCAACGTAGCCGAGGCAGCCCAGGGAAACTGGTCGAATGCGCTCAGCGAGATCGGCGCCACGGTTGCGCCGGCCCTGAAGGAAGTGCTCAAGGTTCTAGGAGAGCTGGCCAACAAGCTAGGCGCCTGGGTGCGCGAGCACCCGGAGCTAACCAAGCAGATCTTCAAGACGGTGGCAGGGCTCGCCCTGCTGGTTGCCGGTGGCGGTGCTCTGGCGCTCACCCTGGCAAGCATCTTGGGTCCGATCGCCATGCTCCGCTATGGCATGACGCTCCTGGGCATCGCCAATGCCGCCGCGCTGTGGCCAATCCTTGCGGTAATCGCTGCCGTGGTGGCGCTAGGGGCCGCCGCCTATGTGGTCTATGACAACTGGGACGGAATCACCGGCTTTTTTAGCCAGTCCTGGCAGGAGATCGCGATGGACACGCTCAACTTCCTTGGGCGCATGTCTCGCGTCATCCTGGACTGGAACCCGCTGGGGCTGTTCTACACCGTGTTTGCAGACCTATTGAATTGGTTCGGGCTGGATCTGCCGCGCAAGTTCACTGACGCCGGCGTGGCGATGATCCAGGGGCTGATAGGCGGCTTCAAAAGCATGCTTCCTGATCTCACCGCCAGCATCGGCAAGGCAGCTGACGGGGCGGTCGCATACTTCAAGGAAAAGCTCGGCATCCACTCACCGTCGCGCGTGTTCGCCGAGCTGGGCGGTTACACCATGGCCGGGCTTGCCCAAGGCATTGCGGGTGGCGAGGCAGGCCCGCTCAAGCAGCTGGCCGGTACCGCCAAACGCCTCACCGCGTCGGGAGCCATGGCGCTCGCCGCAGTGCCTGCACTAGCCGACCAATCGTTGAGCTTCGACACGCGCCCACCATTGTCGGCGCGTGCCCCCGCGTCAGCACAGGGCGGCGCCTCAAGCATCAGCATCAGCATCCACGCTGCACCAGGGCAGGACGCCAACGCGATCGCCCGCGCCGTGGCGGCCGAACTGGACCGCCGCGAACAGGCCAAGAGCGCCCGCGCTCGCTCGTCCCTTTTTGACCAGGAGTAATTGACCATGATGATGGCCCTCGGCATGTTCGTGTTTAGCCTGGAGACGCTGGCTTACCAGGAGTTCCAACGGCAGACAGAGTGGCGCCACGGATCCTCCAGCCGCATCGGCACCAACCCGGCCCGCCAGTACATGGGCCGCGGCGACGACAGCATCACCCTGCCGGGCGTGCTGCTGCCTGCTCTTGCCGGTACCCAGCTCAGCCTCGACACGTTGCGCTACATGGCCGACACGGGCAAAGCCTGGCCGCTGGTGGAGGGCACCGGGAAAATCTACGGCACCTGGATCATCGAGAGCCTCAGCGAGACGCGCACGCTGTTCTTCCGGGACGGGCAGGCGCGCCGCATTGAGTTCACCCTCAAGCTGACCCGCATCGATGATGGCCGGGTGGATCTGCTCGGCAGCGCCATCAGCGGCGCGGGCAATATCCTGCGGGGGCTGCCGTGATCGAGTCCGTCATCAGCCAGGCCAAGGGCTACGCCAAGCAGGCGGCGGACCGCAACCGCGAGGCCACCGCCTACCCGCAGCCGATCTGCCGCGTGGTAGTCAACGGGCAGGACATCACCAGCGCCATCGAGCAACGCCTGATCAGCATCGAACTCACCGACAACCGCGGCATGGAGGCGGACCAGCTCACCATCAGCCTCAGCGACCATGACGGCCTGCTGGCCATCCCGCCGCGCGGCGCCGTGGTCAGCCTGTGGCTCGGCTGGAGTGATACCGGGCTGGTGAGCAAGGGCAGCTACACCGTGGACGAGACCGAGCACAGCGGCGCGCCGGACGTGCTTAGCATCCGCGCCCGCAGTGCGGACCTGCGCCAAGGGCTGACCGCGAAGAAGGAACGCAGCTGGACCGGCCAGACGCTCGGCGCCATCGTGCAGACCGTCGCTGCGGCCTATGGCCTGTCACCGGTCATCAGCGCGGCGCTCTCCGTGCTCGAGCTCGCCCAGGTCGACCAGGCCAACGAATCCGACGCCAACCTACTCAGCCGCCTTGGCCAGCAGTTCGACGCGATCGCCAGCATCAAGGCGGGTCGCCTGCTGTTCATGCCCGCCGGCAAGAGCGTTACCGCCAGCGGCGCGCCGCTGCCGCACATTACGCTGACGCGCGCCGATGGCGATGGCCACCGCTTCCTGCAGGCCGATCGCAACAGCTACTCAGGGGCGCGTGCGTTCTATTACGAGGTCAACAGCGCCGAGAAGAAGGAGGCGATCGCCGGCGGCGGTGACAACCTCAAGGACTTGCGCCACACCTACACCGACCAGCAAGCGGCGCTGCGCGCCGCACGTGCCGAGTGGAGCCGGCTGCAGCGCGGTACCGCCACGCTGAGCTACACCCTGGCCCGTGGCCGGCCGGATCTGATCCCTGAGCTCACCTACAGCCTCACCGGCATCAAGGCCGAGATCGCTGCGATCGTCTGGCTCGGCGCCAACGTGCGGCATTCTTTCTCAGCAGACAGCTACACCACCGCCCTGGAGCTGGAATCCAAACTGCCGGACGCCGACGACGTCGCCGAGCTGGCCGAGGAGGGGAGCTACACGGGGATCGTCGCCTGGTACCGCGATGAGAAGACGGGCAAGCAGCACAAGCTCACCGAGGGCGACCAGACCAACCCTAAGCGGCTGCTGCACCTATATGCCGCAAAGACCAGCGCCCAGCGCGCCGTGGAGCGGGAATGGAAACGCCTACAGAACGCCTGACAGAGCCAGCACCCGAGCTGGACGAGCCACAGCGCTCGGCCTGGGAGCTGATCGACGAGGAGTGGGAAGGGCACGACACCGCGCCCATGTGCATGTAAGCAAACCCCGGCGCTTGGGCCGGGTTTTGGAGTCCTGCAAGTCGTATCTTTAGCGTGCTGCTAGGCCGTCCGGCCTTGATCTGCGCTGTCAGAGTATGTGGATGCTGTCTCTTATACACATCTCCGAGCCCACG